CGCAGGTGCTCTATGTTGATGGGGTACAGCGCCTGGGTGGTAGCGTGTGCTACCACATCCAGGCTGGCACCGTGGGGCAGCTGTACCAGCGTGCCCCGGTGGTCACTGTTGATGCTAGCATCGGTGGGCGTTTGGCGCTGGTGGATGTTGCCACCCGTCAGCATCTCAAACAGCCCTTGATACTGCTCTTCGTTAAACTCAAAGCCTTGTGGTAGTACGACTGTCATCACAGCACCGTCGCTGCGCTGAAGTGCAAGCGTGCGTTGTCCCGCAATCCCTGCTGGTTCTCGTACTTGGGCACGATGGACAACTCGATAGCACGCTCAGGCTTGAAGCCCAGGGCTATCAGGTCTACGCAGTGCATCAGGTCACGGGTGTTAACCTGTGAGTCTGCGCCACGGCGGGCTTCCAGCACGTACGTTAGCAAGCGCTGGCCTATGTCACCGTGTTCGTTCTCGGGTAGTGCGTTGGTCACCAGCTTGCGCTCGTCAGCCAGTGGCTCGTTGATTATCCACGTGGCCTTGAAGCGTGAGTGCAGCGCCTTGTCCAGCTTGGACGTAGCGTAGCCACCACCAGCCGGGTTGCCCGTAGCTATCAGCCAGAAGCTATCAGCTACAGGGATGCGGCCTTCGCCGCTTTCCGGCAGCGTGTGGTAGCGGTAGCCGTTATCAGTAGGGCCAAAGAAACGGGCCAGCCCGTCTTGTGGTGCGCGCGTTATCTCTTCCAGCAGGAACAGCGCACCGCTGCGGATAGCCCGTGTCATCTCGCCGTCGTGCCAATTGACAGAGACAGCGCCGTTCTCGCTGCTGGGCAGCCACTGCCCCATCCACAGCGATATGTCCATGTTAGGGTATGCGTTGGTTTCCACTGGTGTAGTGTCGCCAGCGTAGCCACACCGCCGCCCCACTTCACGTGCTATCACGCTCTTGCCCCATCCGCTATCACCTAGCAGCAGCAGCGGGTGGCCCCGCAGCAGCATCATCTCTTCCAGTATCTGCTGCCCGTAGTCGCTGAAGCATACGTCCAGCGAGCCAGTAAGGTTAGCGCCTGTGCTCTCGTAGTCTAGCTCCAGGAAAGACCTGAGCTTCTCTTCGCTTTGTGCGTGGCCTCCGCAATCGAAAGTCCAGCACGTGGTACATAGTGTTTCTGACATTCTGTTATTCTCCTTGCTATATTCTGGTAGGGTTGCCGTTGTTCATGTGCTATCACATCCTTAGCAGCTTGTATTTGGTTTGTGCACTGCGCTTGCCCCAGCAACGATGCTTGCCGGGGCAGTGCGGAGGGTACAAACGCTGCGCTAGTTGGTGCTCAGTGCTATGCGCTCCGTCATGTCGAACTCCCACTTGCACGCTGCGCTGGACACCAAGCTATTCAGGTGCTGATTCACAGTGTGCCCGTAAGCGTACGCACTAACAGTGTCCATCGCTGCTATAACCAAGCAGGTTTCGTAGTCTACCCCGTGGGACACCGTCAGGTATTCGATGGTTTCGTGTGCTTGCTTGGCTCGCTGCTTCACCTGGTAGACGTACTCGCTGCAGCCAGGCCACGCTATAGCTATGCCACTATGGGAGAACGGGTCGGCACAGTCTACGCAGTCATTGCAGAACACCTCGTCATCGTCTATGCGTGCGGATGTGTCCGCATCCATTGGCATATCCTCGCTGCACCACGTGCAGCTTCTGGTCACCATGTGCTCGTCGTCGTGAAATTCTATAAACATGCTATGCACCGCCTATAGCTGTGCACTCTGATTCCAGGTGGCAGCGGCGCTCGTCACCGGGCAGCAGCGCGCCGTAGTCATACAGCCCGTGCTTCAGTGGTACTCGGAACCGTTCGAGGTCACGCTTCCAGCGTTGCACCTTGCCCGTCACCCGCCAGCGCTGGCATGTTGAACGTACTGGGTGGTCTATGTGCAGCACGTCACCGTGCTTGAGATTGAGTATGGTTTCTAGGTCTAACATTTTGTGTGCTCCTGTCATTCTGATTCGCTGCTGCTACAGCGGGCTGGCTGCTGGGTGTTGCATCTTTCCTCCTGTCGCATAGGTTTACCCCGTTATTGTATCATATGCACATGGTACTGTCAAGCCCTAGAATACATGGGTTTGTGTGTGCTACACTGTAGCGGGCTGACCCTCAGCCCACCCGGTGCAGGTGTGTGCATTACACCTGGCCCTGCCACATGAACGAACATAGCAGGGCGCGTCCGGCAGTATTAGGCCGCTGTAATGGGGTGGCGTCCCGTGTGTGTACGATATGCGTAGCACAGGGAAGCGGAGCTGCTGGGGCTAGCATACATAAGCATGATTGATGCTAGTTAATCGCAAAATCCTGGGCATGGTATGGGACGATTGCGTCTAGCAATCAGGCACTGATAAACAGGTATGAGCATGGGCATGGCCGGTTCCGGCTTACTAGCTGCTACCTGCTGGCGCTGATGCAGGCCACGCTGCTGGTGGCCCTGGTGCTAGCACCATGAGGCCGCTGGCACCAGACGCACCAAAGCACCAGGTTGGTGCCTGGTGCTCTTGCTCCCGTGTGCTTAGCTGCGTGCGTGCCGTCTAATTTAGATTTGGGTTGCGTTGAATACGTCTAGCTGGACCTTGAGCCACTCTGTTAGCAGTATCTGGGGTCTGCTGGGGTCTGCAAATGCTATCATGGCTCCGATGGTAGAGCCCATGGCTGCGTGGGTCTTTTCGACGCCTTGCTTGCTGCAGTACTCCGTGACTAGCGCCGTCCATTTCTTGATAGTGAGCTTCTCACTCCATGAGCGAGCCGCAACGTCGATACTGTAAATCTTAGCGACGGCTCGTATTACGTTAGCTTCACCAGTCTCTAGCGTCCCATTGGTAAAGCTAATGCCTACGGGAGCCGTGGAGACTTTGAAGCTGCTGGTGCTGGTGCCACTGGTAGACGTGGTGGCGGAAACTGAGCGGGCGCTGTATTTCTTAGCTACTGCGTCTACTCCGCCTTTGCCGTCCACTCTAACATCAAGGCTAGACTTGTTCAGAGGCTTGATTTTCCCGGCTTTGATGGCGGCCTCGAATCTGGCTATGGGGTCTGGGTCTCTTAGAATGCCGTCCATTTGCCGTAGGGTCTCTATGTTCTGAGCGTAGCCTTTGGCCTCTTTAGCGTCTGAGGCTTGCTTTGTGGCCTCTGTGGCCTCTTGACGTACTTCAGACTCCTTAGCGCCTGCAGCCTCAATCTTAGCCTGTAGCGCCTGCATTTCTGCTACTAGTTGAGCTTTGCTTTGTGCCATTGTGTTTCTTCTCCATGACTGGCACGCACGCAGCTAGCCACACGGGAACGGGGTCTATTCGGTTTTTAAGGAGCCGTGTTCGGGTGCCTCATACCCTTTAATATGTAGCTCTATTCTATAATGGGTCTAGCGCCCGTGTCAACCTGGCAGGCAGGCACTCCCTTTCCCCGGAAAAGCGACAGGGGGGTCGGGTTCGGCTGCGGGTGGGGGAACTAGGAGCACGGCTAACCCGTAGCGACAGAATCTCTTAATATCTGTAACAGAATCTCTTATATCTGCAGCAGAATCCCAAAGAATCTGTGCCAGAATCACACAGAATTTTTTGAGATTTTTGCAGCAGAAGCTGGTGGTGTGGTAGTATCACAACATTGGAGGATTGTGTGCCAGAGCAATTAGAATCACACCAGTGGGTTCCGGGCAAGTCTGGGAACCCGACTGGGCGGCCCAAGTTAGGTACTGCGTTAGCGGAGAAGGTACGGAAGGCCACCAGAGATGGTGGTTCGCTGATACGATTGCTGACGGATATAGCTGGTGGGCACCTTCCAGAGGCTAAGGTCAGTGATAGGCTGGCTGCTGCGGACATATTGCTGAACCGTGGGTGGGGTAAAGCCATCCAGCAGGTGGATATGGACGTAGATGTGAACATCACACACCACTTGGACGCTTTCACCACCCAGGAGCTGAGAGACTTGTTGTCGTTGCAGCAAGAGGTGAAGGGTGAGGAGCAGAAGGTGGTGGAGAGTACGAGTATTGTAGTCTCGTAGCGGGTGATTTGTGTGGCTACGATTACGGACGAGCAGAAGCAGGCGATACTGGGAGCCGGGGACACCATCAAGCAGGAGTTGGCCCGCAGGGTGTTCACGGACTTCCTGGATTTTGTGTACGTTATGGAGCCGCCGCCCCAGAGGGGGTTGATACGGTTCGAACGGTGGCCCCACTTGATGGAAGTCTGCACTACGCTGGAAGAAAGCAGGCTGCTGGTGTGGCTGAAGAGTCGGCAGACCGGGGCTAGTTGGCTGCTGGCGGGCTACGCGTTGTGGCGGGCGCTCTATTTTGAGGGCGCGGTAGTGCTGCTGCTGTCTCAGGGTGAAGAAGAGGCCAAGCGGTTGCTGGCTAAGTGCCGTTTTATATACGAGCACCTGCCGGAAACCATGAAAGCCTCACTGGGGGTGGACTCCCGGCAAGAGTTGGAGTTCCCCAAGATTCATTCCAGTATAATGGCGCTCCCTTCAACCGAGAAGGCGGGGCGTTCGGCTACGGCTTCGCTCGTTGTGATGGACGAGGCTGACTACCACGACCACCTGGAACAGAATTACGCGGCGGTCAAGCCTACGATTGATGATGGTGGGGGCCAGCTAGTGTTGGTTTCCACATCCAACGGCAATAACGCAGACTCTCTCTTCAAGAGGCTCTATAAAGAGTCCCCCAGGAACGGCTTTACCAAGTTGTTCTATGGCTGGAACGTCAGACCGGGCAGAGATAACGCCTGGTTCGACGCCCGGCGTAACGAATATACCGACGCTTCACTGTTTGAGAAGGAATACCCGGCGTCAGAAGACGAAGCGCTCTCCCCGCCACGGACTATAGCTGCCTTCGACCACGATATACTTCGCGCTATGCAAGATGATGTGCGCCCACCAGCTACTACGCTGGACTGCGGCGGCATAACTGCTAATATATACCAGGACTTTCACCCTGGAAAACGCTACACCGCTGGCACGGACACATCCCACGGCTCGGGCTACGACTACGCGGTGACCGTGGTGCTGGATACTGTCACGGGATATGTGGTAGCAGACCTGCAGACCAACCTGCTGCCACCAGACCAGCTGGCTGTGGCTAGCTCCAAGCTGCTGCAGCGCTACATGAACCCCATATGGGCTATAGAAGATAACGACTGGGGCATACTGACGATAGCTTCAGCACAGGCTATGCGCTATCCCAGGTTGTACTACCGGGATTCGGACAAGGCGGGCTGGCACACGGACGAACGCAGCCGCTATGTGCTGTGGGGTGAGCTGATAGAGGCGGTCAACGCACGGCTGGTGACCATAGCCAGCGACCAGGGGCTGGCCCAGTTCTACTCTATAATAAGGAACCCGCAGAAGAACGGGCGGATAGAGGGACAGACCGGCGCGCACGACGACTACCCGCTGGCTGTGGGTGTGGCGTGGCAGCTGAGAAGGCAAGCCCAGCCGGTGGGGAAGCTAAGAGACACCAATATGTCGTCTTGGGACAAGATACTCAACCCTTTGCGTAAAGGCAGGTGGTGATGGCGACCAACGGGACGATGGCTGACAAGCCCACGGTTGAACTTATAGGCCAGTACCGTAAGTACCTGGGCGATTTGTGGAGTAATACCCACTCCAAGTGGGAGAAAATCGACACATACTACAACCGGACGTTCCAGCTGTGGCCCCAAGGGATGGACAGACCCGAGTGGTTCAAGCCTATGCGCGCCCGTTCGCTGGTAGACCACGCCGTAGACCACCAGCTGGCCCACGAACCGGTGGTCAGCCGCTCCCCGGCGGGCATCGGAGAGGAACATAAGCGTAACGCCGACACACTGGAGCCGGGGCTGAAGGCCATAATGGACGAAGCGGCCCTCTTGGAACCCAACCTCACGTGGAAACAGGTGGGAAAACACCTGCTGCTCTACGGATATGCGGTGATTGAGACGGGTCTTGAGACGGAAGTGCTGAAGAACCGCCGCGATAAGCCGAAAAAGGCCCGTGGTGAGGACGAAGAAGAGTTCCAGCAGCGGCGCAGGCTCTGGGAACACAAGAAAAAGACCATGATGCCCTTCCGAAACCGCGCCCCGCACCCGGCCAGGGTGCTTTTAGACCCTCTCCGCAAGGAACCGCAGATTGCCATCAAGCATACCCACCGTTTGGCCCAAGATTTGCACGATTTGACCGTTGGAAGGCAAGAACAGAAGGGAAAAGGCCGCCCGGTGGAGGTAAACGTCTACGAACTGAAGGAAAACCCCTTTGAGATGGTGCTTTGCAGCGAGTGGTGGACGGATTGCTGGCACGCACTGGCTACAGACGCCGGTGAGATGCTCTTTGTGGAGAAGAACACGTGGGGATTCGTACCATACGCCCACGCTTTCTCCGGTTACGGGCAAGAACCCACCAGCAGCAGCGAGATTGACCCCTCTTATATGGCGGTTGGCCTCATCGACCACGCCCTGGACACATTAAAGGCCCAGGCCCAGGCGGTGGCAGGCCGACACAACGCTTTGATAGAGGCTACCTTCAACCCAATCATCACTACCGGCGAAGCAGCCGAGCTGCAAGAGCAATTAGCACGGGGCGACATCATCGAGGTCAATACCAGGGGTGATGTGGGCCGGATGGAGATGCAGCAGCTGCCCCGCTGGATGTTCGCTTCAGAAGAATGGCTGGATAAAGACCTGGAGCTGGGCACCTACTCCCGTTCACTGGCCGGGATACGCGAACAGGGTGTCAGCACCGTGGGACAGCAGGCCATACTCTCCACCAGCGCGTCCAGGCGCTTCGTAGCACCGGCGAAACAGCTGGAGCACCTGGCTAGTGTGGCTGGTAGCCACATATTGCAGCTTATCGACGTGATGGACTTGGACTTGTATGTCAAGGGCCACGACATAACGCCCAAGGAGATAGAGCACGACTACTCCGTGCGTGTATCCTTCGAACTTGTTGACCCGGTGTTGCAGCTGCAGCACAGGGAGATGGGCATGCGCGAGGTGCAGGCAGGGCTGAAGAGCAGGGAGACGTACTGGAGCGCCGACGCACGGCTGGAAGACGCTACCGGAGAACGTCGGCGCTTGCTGGAAGACTTCGTGCGCTCCGACGCTATGGTGCAGAAGCTGCTGGCCCAGGAAGTAGCACGGGAGCTGGGCCTGCTGGAGATGCTGGAGCGCCAGCGCGAGCAGGCCCTGACCGAGGGCGGCGGTGCCCCACCGCCAGGCAGCCCACTGGAGCAGTCGATACTGGGGCCGGACAGTCTACCTCTTGACCAGACGATGGGCGGGCCTGGAGGAGGGC